AAGTTTTGGCAAGAACTTTATTTAAAGGCTATTGACCCAAAGTGAGAAAATGAACTATAGGCAAAAAAACAAAAAAATTGAACTCAGTTAACTTTCCCAATAGAAAATTAAAAAAAGCTCCGCCTTTTAGACGGGAGTGTCGATCTTGTTATAACGAAAACAAAAGAAACAAACCTTTGTATTGGGCCCATAAGATGTTATCTGGAGCAAGACGCAGAACTTTAGACAGGGGTTGGCCGCCTTGCACTCTTAAAGCTCAAGATATTTGGGACGTATGGCCAGAAGATTTTAAGTGTCCAGTTCTTGGTATTGAGCTTGTGCATGGATACGAAGACAGATACAACTCACCCACAATGGAAAGAATAGACAACAACAAAGGGTATGTTATAGGCAACATTCTCATTGTTTCTCATCGGGCCAACTGTATTAAAAGCGACGGCACTTGGCAGGAGATAATGGCGGTTGCAAAATTTTATAAACAATTAGAGGAAAAAGACAATGGCAAAAACGTGGGTTAAAGAAAAAATACAAAGTATTAAAAAGAAAACATCTATTGGCGACTCAAGGCTTAGCCGAGGCGCTGGGACTAACAAGCGCAAAACGCGTAAAAAATATCGAGGTCAAGGCAAATGAGAGGAGTAAATTATCCCTGCGGTTGGTTTGACGTTGAGCAATTACCAGGGGGGTCAAGAGAAAATGACTCAGTATAAAAAAAATGTAGAGAAGCAAAGAAAGAAACTTCAAGCTGAAGAAGATGATAAGAAAGTAGTTTGGTATGAGTATCAAAAAGGCGCGGGAGAACATTTCAGAAGAATAAGATACGCAAGCGGTAAAGAAATTAAAACTGATTTTGCAAATAAAGATGAAAAATAAAAAAGCTAAAACAATCAACAGGCTTGATCGAATTATGAAGTCTGGCAAGTTATCTAAAGTTGTAAAGAAAGTTTTTCCTAAAAAGAAAAAGAAGTAAATGCCGTTAAGAGATTACCAACAAGAAGCTTTAGATGCGTTAGAAAACTATATTGCTATAGAAGACGGCAATCCTTTGGTTGTCATGCCAACAGGCTCTGGTAAGTCTCATGTGATTGCAGACTTTGTGCTGCATATGAATGAACAAAAGAAACAAAAAACTTTAATTGTTTCGCATGTTAAAGAAATACTTTTTCAAAATTACGAAAAGCTACAAGACGCTTGGCCATATGGAGATATAGGGTTGTATGGCAACAGCTTAAAGAGTCGAGATACAGATAACGATATTATCTATGCTCAGCTCCAATCAGTTTGGAACAAGGTGGATCAACTGCCCTTATTCGATCTCCTCGCTATTGATGAAGCGCATCTTGTTCCAAAAGACGGCGAGGGAATGTACCGCTCCCTCGTTGTCGCCCTTAAAGAACGCAACCCAGGCTTACGCGTGGTTGGATTTACCGCTACTCCATACAGACTTAACTCTGGCATGTTAACTGAAGGCGAGGGATCTATCTTTGATGATGTCGCAATAGACTTTGGTAGTGGTGATAACTTTATTCGGTTGATTGATGACGGCTACTTATCACCCTTGGTAACTAAGTGTATGGATACTGAGTACGAGATTGATGATGTAGGTTTGAGAGGGGGAGAGTTTATCCAAACAGACTTGCAGGCCAAAATGAACGATAGCGGTAGAACCAATAAAGCCATACAAGAAGTTTTAATCAAAGGCGCAAACAGAAAACAATGGTTAATCTTTTGTGCTGGTATTAATCATGCAAAAATGGTAAGCGGCATTTTAAATGCCAACAATATAACTTCTCGCGTGGTAACAGGAGATACAAATCAAAATGAAAGAGATCAACTAATAACAGATTATAAGGCGGGCAAGATTAGAGCTTTGGTTAATTGTGATGTGTTAACGACAGGTTTTGATGCGCCAAATACAGATTTAATTATAATGCTGCGGCCTACACATTCACCAGGCTTATATGTGCAAATGATGGGTCGAGGCATGCGTATAGCAGAAGGCAAGAAAGATTGTTTGATTCTAGACTTTGCCAAGAATATTGAGCGTCATGGCCCTATTAATCAAATAGCGCCCAACCAAAAAGGCAAACGCAAAAAGACGGGTGAAGCCTTGGTTAAGAGTTGTCCAGAATGTCAATCATATGTACCCAAAGCTGTAACCACTTGTCCAGACTGTGGTTATGTCTATCCTATGCGTAAGCTGGAGTTAGAGCTGGTTGCATCTAAGTTAGATATTATTTCTAAGACAGCCAAGAAAGAACGCTACGATACCAAGGTTATCAACATGTGGTTTGGTAATCATCAGAAACAAGGCAAGCCTTTACCTGTACTCAAGGTCAGCTACAAGACACCCAATAAGATTATTAGTGAGTACATCTGTTTTGAGCATTCGGGTTATGCAAGAGAAAAAGCTGTGGCTTGGTGGAACAAAATGGTAAGTGGTGATAGCTTGCGAAGATCCCCACCTTCTACAGTAGATGAGGCTTTGTTTAGACAAACGGAAGTTAACAAACCAGATTTAATTAAAGTCGATTATTCGGGCAAGTTTCCCAATATCGTCAATCATATTTATGCAGATAGGTAAGCCAACACGTTGTTATCCATTTAGGAAGGAGACGGGAGATTTTATGTTTATACCCTATGACTATACAGAAGCAGAATTAAAATATGTTGGTGGTGGTAGAGATACCTTAGAACAAATAGAAGATTTTTGGGATTCGATAGGAAACCCTATGTATAACAAGCGACTGTCTCTTGAGGACAACATGCTAAACTTATACAGCAAGTTGCGGTATTGGCCTAAGCCAATGCTAAATGATAATGTCGTGCAAACGATGATTTTGGAGTATGAATATGATAATAGAAGAACTAAAAGAGTTTGAGTCTGAGCAAAAGGGCGACACCCTGGTATTCTCAGATATACCCAACCCTGTTTACCATGCGGGTGTTGGAGTTAGTAGCAGTAAGATTAGAGCCTTTGGCAAATCGCAACTGCATGCGGTGGAGAGAGTCCAAGAGACAACCCCTGCAATGAACTTTGGTACAGCGGCCCACGCTTTACTGGTAGAGGGTGAAGAAGCTTTTAACCAAACAGTCGCAGTTGTTATGGGTTCTCCCTATACCAATGCCAACAAAGAACTGAAAAAAGAGTATGAGGAGCGCGGCCTAACAGTTATTAAAGAAGCTGAAATGACAGCAATCAAAGGTATGAAGGAGCATATGATTGAAGAGGGCAACATCTACCTTAACGCTGAAGGCAAGGTAGCAGAGGCTAGCTTCTATTGGTATGAAGGCGAGGTTCTTTGTAAGTGCCGACCAGATGTTATCTGTCCGCCAGTTCAAAGCCCATACCCAGACAACGCCATATGTATAGTGGACTACAAGACCACTCAATCATGTGATCCAGTAGAGTTTGCTTATTCGGTTAAAAAGTATGGCTATGATATGCAGGCTGCTTGGTATCGCAGAGGTATGGAAAAAGCTGGCTTTAAGTTAGATGAGTTTGTCTTTGTGGCGCAAGAGAAGGTCTACCCATACGCATCCAAAGTATTTATCATCTCAGAAGAACAAATGAATCTTGGCTGGGAAAAGATGGAAGGCTTCTTGGAGCTGTACAAAAATCATTCAGAAGGTGGCCATCTATCCGTTTATAACTCGCCGAATATCGTTACCCTAACCTTATAATCGTGCCAGCTTACAAATTTAGAGAAGATGTATCTCTTGCTGAGCTAAAAGATTATATAGACAGCACCTACGATCAGCACTATGCCAAGGGCAAGTACCAGGCAACAGATATGATTGTAGATGCTGGTTTTGGCGAGGGTTTTTGTATTGGCAATATAATGAAGTACGCTATGCGCTATGGCAAAAAAGACGATAAAAAAAAGGAGCTACTCAAAATCATTCACTATGCAATGATTGCTTTGTACGTCAACGATCAATAAAAATTATGCTAGGATTATAGGTATGTTATTTCCTAGCATTCCCCAATACCTGTGCGTTTATGAAATAGACAGCAACCTTCATATGGTTGTCTTACAGGCCAGAAACTCTGATACCGCAGAGCTATTTGCTTTGCTGCGCTCTATGGAAGAAAGCTCTGATTATACATTTGGAAAAATTCTAGATGTTAGCGAGATAGATCCTTCTCATCATATTAGTCTAACCATTCATTAAAAGGTAGAGCGCTTTTCGACAATGCCTGCGCTCTCAAGACACTTTACAGGACTAATGCAGAGTGGATAACTTCTCGTAAAGCCCTTGTCTATTAAAGTGCTAGGTAGGTATATAAGTATCTAAATGGGGGGAGATAATACCTTTAAGGCTTCCTAGCAAAGCCTAACAATTACAAGCTTGGTTTAGCTGGAGCTTTGGCTTCAGAAGTTCCTTCTGTTACCCAAGCTGGAGTGTCGTCTGCTTGTTTAGGCGACATCTTTTCCAACGGCTTAAAACCCTTAATGTTGTTTTTATCATCAGGATAGTCTGGATTTTTACTTTTCTCAATGCCAAAAGTACAAATCACTTTGTTACCAACCAGCTCGCCACCATTAGCGGGTGGGTTGTCTTTTCTGCCTAACGCTTTGACCAAACCAGAGAATTTCCTAGAGGCTATCTCTCTAACCATTTCTTGCTTTTCAGCGTCGCTATTTTTGTACCAAAGGTTTAGATTGTCTCTAGCAATCCAGCCTTTGTACTTTTCACCACATACTTTGACCTCTAACGCAAGATAGTCGTTGCCATTGCTAGAAGTAGTCTTCTCGCACTTGCTTATCTCTGTTAAATAGTCCCCTTCTGGAATAGTAGACTCACCGCTATTACCAGATTCAAAATCAAACTTGACGTCTGCAAAATCGCTCATTATTTTTCTCCTTTTGAAAATCCAAGTTTATTAATAATATATGTCAAGTTAGGCTCTTCAAAAGAACCTAGCTTGCCACTCCTATCCTTAGCAATATAATTATCACCAAGAACTGTTTGCAACCAACGATTGGTTACTTTCTTCCCTTCATCATTTTCTTCAGTGAAAGTCCTAAGACATAACACTTCATCAAAGAAGTAAGGAATTTGGGTAGGTAGTTTAGCACCAACCATCATTGGTTGATAATGAAACATACCTGTTGCTTCGTCTCGAAGTTTATCTTCTTTAGCAACAAAAATAACGTGCATTTTAAGATCTCTAAATCTACGCATTG